TGGCAGGCGCGGTCGGTCCAGGTGTGTTGCGACTTGGTCAGGCAGGCAAGGTTAGATCTGTCAAGATGCGAAATGGAGAGGACTGGTCAGGCAGGTGAGGTCGGTCCAGGTGGGTAGGGATGGTAGCGGTTTGGCAGGCACGGTAGTTGTGACGTTAGGCAGGAGCGATCTGGTAAGCACCGATCAGTTCCGGTCGGACCCGGTTCGGTTCGTCAGGCATGGTGTGTTGTGTTCAGGCATTGTTTGGGTTTGGCAGGCGCGGTAGGTTTCGAGTGCGTTATGGTCCGACTTAGATGCGACAAGCAACGTTGAGGTAGGGTTCGGACTTTCACGAGTCGGTTGAAGCAACAGGAATAGCAGATCGAGCAAGTTTTACTTCTTTGAATAAATTACCGCTCGTTTTGACCCCGCCCTCGGTCGTAAGTCCGCGCGCTAGTTTCACCGTCAACGACGCATCGCCCGTGACTTTCCCCGAGGCCGGCGGTATTGCTCCAGATGCCCGAGCTGCACGAAAGAGATCGCCGCGGAACCGGCGATCCTGAATATCGTTTAACGATGTCGGTCCTTGCGGCTTAGCCTCGTCTTGTCCAGGATTGGGAGCAGACTCAAGCGCACGCTTGTAGCCTCCGATCGACGAGGCCCTTGGGCCGATCTTAAACCCGGCAAAACTTTCGAACGGGTCCATCGCGTGCATGACGTCGTAGGGAGATTGAGCCGCCGCAACGCGCGCGCGAAGGCTGGCAAATCGAGGCGACGTGAGATATTCGTGCGCGGCCATCTTGAGCTGCCCGGACCACGACGCCGGATTGATCCCGTGTTCTCGTGCCCAAGCGACAAGTGGGTTCCATCGATCACGGTGCCATTGAAAGCCGCCGGACGCCTCGCCTCTATCTCCGGTTCCGACACCAAGTACGCGACCACCCTGCATTGTCCCGGCGCCGCTTTCCGATACCGACTCCCCGATGAGCGCCGCCGCTTCCTTTTTTGTGAGGCCCTGCTTCATCAGAACGCGCATCGAGGCGGCAAAGTCTCCGGGGTTAGCCTCTGGGTCGTGGAGGTCGATCGGCCCGATGCCAGTCGCCGCTCCCTCTCCACCGTGACCTCGCGCACGAATCCCGGCCGGCGCTCCAATACCACCACCGCCACCCACGCCAGCGAACTGAAGCCCACCGCCGGGTCCGCCTCCCATAAGCTGCCAAAAGTCCTGCATGCCGAGCGAGACGCCTTGTCTGACGACGTTGATGGCTTCCTGCGCGCCTCTCGATGACGGCTGTCCCTGTCCTCCTAATGCGCCACGCAAGTCCGCGCCGCCGAGGACGCGAAAGTCCGCGTGGCGGAAGTTGGGATCGCGCTCACGTTCACCGTGCGTCCAAGGCAAGAGACGACGCAACCGATCTCCCCAGGACGGAGGTTGAGGCGGCGGATGACGTCCAATAAAGTCCTGATACGGTCCTTCCATTTGTTCGCGCCAGTCCGGCGGCAAGCCGCGGCCGCGCATCCCCGGCATTTCATGAGGCGTTGGTTGAGTATTCGCCCTTTGAAGCTCATTCAGGAGTGCCTGCAACCCGCGCGGCGAAAACATCCCTAGGACTGCGATCATTTTTTGGATCTCGGCGATCCTCGCCTGAAGATCATCTAGGCCAAGAATTTTTGCCCACGGGATGGGGGCGAGTTCCTCGATCCTCTTGATAGCCAAGAAGGCGGCATTCAGGAGCTTTATCATGTCGCCAATTTCGGACGCCATCAGTTGCTTGACGTCCTCAGAAAATGAATATTTCGGACTAATTTTTATGGTGACGGAGTTGATCTCTTTCGCAGCCGCTTCGATATCGGTTTTAAGGATCGCGAACTGTTCTGAAACAAGATCTCGTAACTGAGCGAGAGACTGATCACCGCCTGCTTCCGCCTTTGCCCTTACCCATACGTCCGCCATCCATACGCCGACCTGCGTACTATCTAGATACGACTTTAATTGAGTAAACTTCTCGTCGAGACTTTGTCGCAAGCCATCGATGATCGGCGTCCAGTAGGCTTTGAGGTCGTCTATGTCTTTTTTTAATCTTTCCCGGTCGAACACAATATCCCATGCTATATTGTAGACCATCCGAACATTCGTTACCGTTCCCCCGAGAAAGTTTTTGACCTCAGTAGCGAATCCCTTGATCTGATCCTTGTGCGCCTCCAGGAAGGTTATGACGCCTTTGATAGCGGCGTTGAATGAGGGCGCGAATTCGAGCCCGACGAATGTCGATAGCTGTCTCAGAGTATCGAGTAGATCGATCCAGTTTTCCCTTGCCTGAAGCGCCATCTGCCATTGCGCTTCCGTCATAGGGATCATGTGCTTCCGGACGATCTCAAGAGTCCGGCGAATTTCTTCCGCTGTCTGAGTAGACAGATGACGTGCGACTTCGGGGTCGAAGCCAGCTTCCTTTAATACACGCTCCCGCTGATCGCGCGGGATGATATGCTCCGTGAATCCTAAAAACGAAGTAATTTGATCCTCTGCTGTCTTTCGTAGAAAGCTTGGATCAAGAATAAAATTTCTCAATAACCAATCCTGAGGCGGTATCATCTTCATGAACGCGCCTGGCGAACGCTGCGCCAGCTCGACCATGTCGTGAAAGGACGTGAGCGAATTCGCCATCGCCTCGTCGGTCACGCCGATCTGACGTCCAAACGACTCCCAAAGTCTTAACGAGTCCTTGTGAAGTCCAGTCGTAAGGCTAGCTTCCCTAAGATGGAATGCATAGTCAGTAACGCTCAGCGCCGCACCGTAAGCCGCTGCTCCGACCGCTGTAATTGCGCCAGCAGTGAGCGCTCCAGTTGTAGCGATGCTCTTAAGTGTCGGGAGGAATCCTCGCTCGAAGCTTTCGGTTGCGAGTCGAACCTGCTCGCGCAGAGAACGAAAAACCTCGACCTGAAATTTGTGCTGTCTAGTCTCGCGCTCAGTCTCGCGCGTTACATCAGTCGTACCGCGACGAATATCGGAAAATATATTACGCATTTCTTTTGAAATGCGGTCCTCGACTATAGCTCTTAATTTAAATTCTTCATCGGCCAAAGAGTTATACCCTCCACTTGATAAACAGTCGTGTTTGTTTTACGGTAATGGTTAGGCGAGGTCGGGCGTGGTCTGTTCGGATGACGCATGGTGGGGATTGGTGAGCGCCGGCGAGGTTCGTTCTAGCTAATACTGGAGGCGGCGGGTTTCATTGGCCCGCCGCCTTTAGCTTATTGAAGGCGACGACCGCCCGATCATAGAGCATCGATAGTTGCGATCCGGTGAGCGAGAGAAAATATTCGGGCGAGCACTTGAACGCGATGGCTAGCTCCAGCGCCATATCGATCAGCCCGTGTTCGCGGCCCGCATCGGAGTAAAAAAACGGGTGAGCGCCCACCAACAATTCGTCATGTCGTTGCAGTCCATCTGCTCAAAAGAGGTTATCGGGATATTGCCCTTGACAAGTCTCCTCATCATGGCCGCCATAATTTTAGCGTCGTGGGTCATCCGAGGCGGGTCGAACATCGGATCGAAAATTACCGGGTTGCCTATCTCGATCTGGTCCTTGCCGACTGGTCGGCGAAACGTCAGTTCCGAGACGGTTTCGCCGTAGGCTATGATCGGAACCGATAGCGTGACCGTTACGGACTCCAGCCTCGTCAGAGGGCTTGCCGTGTCTTCGGTCGCAATGTTAGCGTCTGTTTGATCGTTCATTTTTAGCTCCTTCGTGCGCTAAAATGTCATATTGAGGTTTTTGGAATTTTCCCTATATTAAGAGGTTGGAAGGAGATGCGACTATGACAACCCTGATCCTCGCGAGCGCCCCAGCAGCTCCGCTGATTTGGATATTTTGGGGCAAGCTTATTATCCTGACCGGCGCATGGTTTATGGTGTGAAAATGGAAGTCCTTGGGTTACTCCTCTACTGCTTGCCAACGATCTTTGCGCTCATGCGCGGGTCTCGGCACGTAGGGATGATCGCTCTAGTCAACATCCTGCTCGGCTGGACGGTGGTCATGTGGTTCGTCGCGCTCTTTTGGGCATTCGCCGGACAGAGCGAAACGAAGCACGCCGAAAAGGCCGTGACCCGCGAAGTTCGCAAGCAAGGGCGGCTGATCGATACGCTCGGAAGGAGACACTAATTGGTCCTCGGGTTGCTGGTTCGGGCAATTCCGAGGCAGAGCGCCGACCCGCCCTCTCCGGAGCCTAAACTGCCGCGAGCGCCTTCGGCCTCACGCCTTCCGCCAAGTCATCAACGAGATAGGAGCTGACGCCGAGCGGCAAGACCTGCATGAGCAGGAAGGTCCCATCCGGCATCCTTACGCCGTCGCGATAGGCGAACTGCTGACCGAGCGTCTTTTCATCCTGGGCGAAGATGACCTCGACCTCGGAGCCAACATTGTGTTCAGCCATGAACTCAGGCGGCAGGTCGGTAAGCATAAGCCGCATGTCGCACTGCACGCAGACCGGAACCGTTGGCTTGCCGGGGTCTGCGAAACCTTTGGCTCCGCTCGGGAAGCGGGCCACGACGTATCGTTCTCCGATCGCAGCGGGACGCGATCCATAAGTTTCGAGGGAATAGTCACACATGCGCGTCTTCCTTTCTGCGATCAGACAAACCTATGGAAATGGGACGATCGCGATCACCATTTGCCAAAACTAGGCGCTAGCCAACTCTTCCATCGACAGGCCTTCAAGCGTGACCTCAACACGCCCGTCGTGAGCGTCGATCTCAAAGGCGCTCGTCGTCCAGCAGTCCGAAAGGATGTAGGTCATGCCGTTGGCCAACGCGACCTGCGCGGTGCCGTCGTTGATGGCCTCAAGCTGGGTGATCGAAAGCTGATGGCCGATCGACCAGTCGCCGCGGATCTGAGGGACGATCGGCTCCTCGATGTAGCCGTGCACGTAATCCTGACCCGCCACGCCGGTCCGGCGCACCGTCATTCCGGTCACTCGGAAATTCCCGCGCGCCTCGTACTGAGTGCCATTCACTCGGATGGACATAACGCCGCCGATGCGGTTAGTGTTCGCCATTGTAGACTCCGGAGGTTATTTTGAGGACGAACCGGCAGGTCGAAGCCATCATTGCTCGTCTTGCGAATTATACGACAGCACGTCTGGAGGCGTTAGGCCGCTCCGATCGTCCCGGTGCCACCGCTCAGCGCGACGTCCGGGTAGAGGAGACGGAACTGCGCGAGCATCGCGAAGACTCGCAGTTGCCCGGCGAGTTGCGGAGGCCATAGGACGTCGACCCGGTTCGGGTTTTGGTCGTCGATCTGGACCACGAGGTTGGCCATGAAATCCGTCAGGTCAGAAACAAGCCCGTCCCACTCGGCGAGCTTGAACTGCGTAATGAGCGCCGCCTTGATGTCGGTCGGCGTGACTGCCGCCTGGCCAGGCGAGATGCGGGTTCCGTCCGGGATCAGCTTGACCCGGCCGAAGTTTGACGTAATCGCCTGCCGAAGCCTTGAGAGGAGCTCCGCGAGCGTGGCGAGCGTAGTCGCGAGCGCAAACGCCGTGTCACCCTGTCCATATGAGTTGAATTGATATTGCATCTGCTCGCGGAGGATCATCGGGTTTCCGTCCGCAGTCACCGACTGGATCGCGAGGCCCGCGTTCGTGAGGTTGTTAAGTTGGGCCTGCGAGAACCGCTGCTGGATCGGCGCCGGGAGGAGACCCTGGAACTCAAGCGTCTGAAGCGGACGTGCCGGATCGTCGGTGAGCGCAAGCGCGGCCAGTCCCGCATATTCCGCACACCACTCCCAGATCGGCGTCTGAGCCTGTGGCTCGACTGCCAGCGTGGTCATGGTCGGAGAATTTACGCCAGCGCCCCATGAAATGAGCGTCGCATAGCTACCCCGGATCGCATTGAGGACGATGCCATATTGCTGGCGGGTGTAGTTCCATCGTCCGGCCGACCCAAAGCCAAACTCGGTATTCCAGACCGCCATCGTCGCCGGGTCAGTGTACGGCATGGCGACGTAGAGGAATTGGAAGACCTGGATCGCGGCGATCGCGCTCGTGCAGTCAGGCGCGCCGGAACCGGAAGACATCGCCGTAATCGTGACCGTCATCCCTGACGGCAAATATTCGCCTTGAGCTGGCCCGATGAAGTTTGTCGCGACCTGAATGTCGTTGCCGGTTAGGCCCTTCCACTTCGCGGTCAGAGCGACGGTTCCCGTGCTCGGTGAGGCCGTGACCGGGAGGTCAATCGCCGCATTGATGGCGGCAGCGAGGTTGGTTGCGACCGACTGCGGCGTGTCGGTGGAGGCGACAACGACGGCGATCTTTTGGCCTGCAATATAAACCGTGAGGACGCCGCCACCGTCGAAGCTAGATCCGCTGATGACGATCGATCCGGTTGCCGCTACACCGGCGGCAGGATCGGCTACGGGGATGCAGTAGAGGAGCTGGGTCGTGTTGACGTTGAACCACTGCTGCACCATCCGCGCGAGCATCGAGCCCGCCCCGAAATATGACTTGGCCTGAGCTGCGGAACCGATAGGAACCGGAACGTTCTGTCCGGACCCGTCGATGGTGCCGTGCACCGAGTCATACTGCCCGACGATGAGGGCGGCCTGAGCCTGCGTGAGGTTGCCGGCCATGCTCCCGTCAACAGTCGCCCAGAAAAGCGGGAGGTTCCAGTTGGCGGGCACAGACGTTGACACTGCCATGTTGTGGCTACTCCTGTATTAGGCGACTTGAGTTTGAGTGGGCGATATTTTTTTTAGCCGCGATCTTTCGACGCGAGCGGAGCCACTGCCACTGCCGCCTTCTTCCACGCCTTCTCCGAATCCTTCGTGAGATCGCCCTGATGGACTAGCGTCCATGTAAAGGGATCGTCCGGCCAGTCGGCGCCGTCCTGAGTCATGCCGACGCCGTGCGGGTGTTTGACCTTGAGCGCGGCTTCAATGGCGGGATAGACTTTCATCTCTAGCTCCTGATGACGGCCGGCGGCGGATCGGGCCAGCCCTGGGCATTGGTGAACGTGAGGTTGATGAGGGATGGCGGACTTGAGGGCGGCGTATATGAGAACGAGAAGAAGACGGCGCGGTTCGGCGGAAAGACAGTCGCTCGTGAAAGCCCGCTGTCCCCGTACTGCGCATTGATGGTTCCGAAGACGCCGCCGTCGTCAATGGTGATCGACTGTCGACCGGTGAAGCTAGCGCCGCCTTCTAGACTGACCGCGTAGACCAGTGGCGGCCCCGCTGTGACTGGCGAAACCATGTAGCGGATCTGACCCATCTGAGCCGCGAGCTGAATTCCCGTAAGGCCTTTGACCTCGACGTCGGCCTCCTCCAGCCAGTAGGGCGCGGGCGGCGAGAACTCGATACGAAACACGAAGGCGATGGCGGCGGTGAGCGTGTAGCAGTATCCCTCGACCATCTGCTCAAGCGCACCGCGTCGACTATCGATCCGGCTCACGCCCTCAAAGTAGAAAGGCGAGTTTTTATCCGGGTTCGTGAAAGAGTTGTCGTTGAACAGCGCATCCAATATCCCGGCGAGGTCGAGGTCGATCCTCCCATCGAGCACAACGGGATCGTCAAGACCGCGCGCGACCGTGACCGATATCGTCGTCTCGGAGATGAATTTGACCGGGCCGACACCGTAGTCTCCGTCAGGGTTAAGGACTTCCGACGAAAGGACGACCTGCAGAAGCGGGAGGTTGGTCGCCTGTATCGTCGGCTGCGTGACCTTTCTCGCGAGATTCCAGTCCGGGAATCCAAGGGGAGCGACCAAGGCAGCCCGGCTAAAGACCGCGTCTCTGATGGCAATGCCGTTTGTGGTCGGCATTCATCCGGACACAAGGACGGGCGTGAGAGCCTTTAGGCGGACCGTCCATCCGCCTTGACCATCAGGAATAACCGCGTCGACGAGATAGTCGGAACCGTTGACCGTGTTGCGCATCTTCCACCCGGACTGAGGCATGACCGGATATTCAGAGCCCCAGATACCGAGCGAGATATCGACCGTCGAAAGTCGAGACCCGTCTTCGAGGATGACGT